AAAAATGGATAATGAATCTTCGTAGAGAAGGTTTTAATGTTGGCATGGTTACATTTGACCGTTGGCAATCCTTTGATATTCAACAGGAATTAAAAGCGGTAGGAATGAGAACTGATACTGTTTCAGTAGCCAAAAAACATTATGAAGATTTGGCTATGATGATTTATGAAGAAAGAATTGCTATGCCTATGGTTCCACTTCTTCTTGATGAAATGAGTGAACTCAAGATTATGAAAAATAATCGTGTAGATCACCCACGCAAGAAGTCAAAGGACCTAGCAGATGCCGTTTGTGGGGCGGTATTTGGAGCAATATCTCACACGAGTAGGGACTCTAATCTAGAGATTGACGTTCATACTTGGAGTTCTGCCACCCGACTTGCACAAAAACAAAGAGGTATGGTAGAATTGGAAACTAGGGAAATACCTGACGATGTTAGAGATTTCCTTACTGAATATAAACTAATTTAAAATGAATATATAAGGAGAAAAATGAATTCATTTAAGAAGATCGCTCTAGCCGTGGTTGCAGCCATGGGCCTGAGCACATTAGTAGTGACACCTGCAAGTGCCAATACCGTTTCAGTTGCCGTAACAACTGCTGTTTCTGGTTCAGGTACTGCTGCAGCACCTTACACAGTTAAGGTTCCATCTGACAACGTAGTAAGCGTTGCAGACACTACAACAGTAACAAACAATGAAGCACTTCTTATCACTGCTACAGTAGTTGCTGGTACACCAGTAACATTTACTGCAGTTGGTGCTGGAACACGCATTGTTTCTGCAATCGGATCAACAACTGGCGCAAGTGCTGGTTCTTCATCTCTTACAGTAACACCTGCTTCAACAACTGCGTCTGTGTATGCTTACACAACGACAACTGCTGCATCTGCTATCACAATTTCTGTGACTGGTGCAAGCACAACAATTTATCTAAAGGGTGTTGCAGGTCCTGCATACAACCTTAAAATGACAGCACCTGCTTCAGGAAGTATTTCTGGTAAGGTAACTGCAACATTTGAAGTTTCTGATATTTTTGGAAACGCTGTTGCCGATACTGTAACAGTAACAACTCTTGGTGGAGCAACTGCTGGAACAGTAACTGCTGATGCACTTGTCGTAGGCAAGTACACATCAGACATTACACTTCCTGCTCTTGCTGGAACAGTTGCCGTCGGTGCATCTATTGCAACGCCAACATCAGTTCCAACAATTGGTCTTCCAGTTGTAAATCAGACTGCAATTATTGCAGTATCTGATGTTGCTTCTGCTCTTGCTGCTGCTAACGCTGCTCTTGCTGCAGAAAAGGTAGCACGTGCAAACGATGCTGCTATTGCTGCACAAGTACTTGCTGCTGAGAAGGCTGCTCGTGCTGCAGATGCTGCAACCGCTGCTGCTGCTCTTGCAACAGAAAAGGCTGCTCTTGCAACAGAGAAGGCTGCACATGAAACAACTAAGGCTGCAAATGCTCAAGCACTTGCAGATCTAAAGAAGGCTTTCAATGCACTCGCTAAGAAGTGGAATGCAAAGAATCCAAAGGCAAAGGTTACTTTAGTTAAGTAACTCTTTCTTTTAAGATCGGGCGCAGATTAATTTCTGCGCCTTTTCTTTTATAATGGTATAATATGTCTATCTATATAATTAAATAGGAGCACAAAATAAGAAAATTCCTACGCATAATTGCAGTGGTGGGAATACTTTTTGGAACAATGTTTGGGCTTCCAAACAACGCATATGCTACCTGTGTAAACTACATACAATCACAAACTATAGCAGCAGCCTACGAAGGTGATACAGAACCAACAGTTCATACAATGGATACCTGCTCTGGTGATGATATTTCTTATCAAATACCTATTGCAACTACTGTGACTTTTGATGGGGTACAGTACGAAAACATTTATGCAACAACTAATTCTGTAATCACATTTGGTCAACCTGATCCCACATATTGGGCATATCCTAATACACCATCTATCTCTTTATACTCAATGGACTGGTTTCCAGGAGCAAGTGGTACATCTGGTTTAGATATTTATTATTCAGAGGGTGGATTTCAATTAAATCTTAATATGGTTCCATTTGGAAATTATGGAGCACAGCCAAGCACAGTAAATATATTAGTAGCAATTACTAATACTGGTGGACTATCAGTTGCTTATAGTTATCAAGGACCAGAATATCAAAATCTTAGAACTGGTGTAAGACTTCATAACGGAGACATTGTTTCTCTTGAAGCATGGGGTGCAACACAAGTACAGGCTGGAGAACCAACTCCTACATTAGCACCAGAGCCAATTCCAGAGCCATCTCCTACTCCAACAGAAGATCCAGTAACTCCAGAGGAACAACAAGTTGAAGTAGCACAGGCCACACAGTTAGCAGATCAAATTACAGATTTAAACTTTTTAATTGCATCTATCAATGGTGATCCTATAGAAGATGTAGTAGTTATTCCAGATCCAGAACCAACTGTTACTCCAGAAGAACCAGATTTACCAGAGCCTGATGTTGAAGTAGATCCAGAAATTATTGATGAAGATGATCCTAGGTTTCCCGATAACGACGAGCAAACTCAACCAGAAGAAGCCACTCCTTCTCCAGATTCCGACTCCACAGATGAGGGGAACGAAGATCTAGACCCTGATTCTGAGCCATCTGAAGAACCCGCTGAAGACTCTCAACCTCAGCAAGAGGATACAGATCAAGGCCAAGGGAACGAACAAGTTCCAAATCTTCCTGATTCACAAGGCTCATCTGATAATAATAGCATAGATAATGGAATTTCTGAAGAAGAACTTAAAAAGTTAAACAAACTAATTAGTGTTAATGATGCTAAACTTTTGACTCAATTAGTAGGTCAAAATGAGTCAATTAAACAAGCCGTTGAAGAATTTACAGAAAGAGCGGAAGAGAATGCAGATGCTCCTATGCCATATACCATAGCAGACGCAACAGTTGAAGTTCAGGCAGAAAAATTCCTAGAAGATCCAATAGGTGCAATTTTAAGTGTTGATTTAGAGACTGTTCTTAGCCCATCGGAATGGGGCAAGGATATGACCGATGATCAAAGAGAGAAGGCTCAGGAGGTAATTATTCCTGTGATTCTTGTTTCAAATATAGTAAATTCTGTTATGTCATTAAGGAGGTTATAATATGATAATGATGGATAAGTTAATTAGTCAAGCAAAAAACCTTATTGGCAAACTCAAGGTTCCGCAGGTAAAAATGCCAGCGGTATCAATAAAAATGCCAAACCTTAAACCATTGGTAGAAAAAGCAAAGCCATGGATGACAAAGGGTATTGCTCTAGCCAAGAAGACTCCAGGACTTGCTTATAGGCTTGTAAAAGGCCTTATATCATGGTTTGGTAAGGCTGTAAAAGAGAGTATTGCTCAGGTCTGGACACTACTAGGTTTCTTTATTGCTTGGCTTACTTTGACTGGTACCGCCCAACAAATCGTAGGAATTGCTACCGTTTTGGCCACTATTTTGTGGCTTGTGACAATTCCATTGAGGGAAGAAAAAGAGGAATAACTGGTATAATGGGGGTTATGCTAAGAATAATCGGGGTTGCCCTACTAGGGGTACTATTAACAGGATGTGGCTATGATGGTCACTATCGCTACCCTTGCCAAGATCCAGCAAACTGGGAAAAGGCAGAGTGCAATCCGCCAATTTGTGAATCAACTGGTACATGCACAAAAGACATTATTGGTCAAGAAGCATGGGATGAGTACCAAAAAACGAAGGGTGGAAAATAATGGCTAAAGAAAGATTAACGCCACAAGATCTAGACGCTAGATTAAAATTTATATTAGGTATAACGCTTGGAACAATTTTATTAGCAACATCATTAGGAATTTTGTACGCTCTTATATTTGTTACACAACCAATTGGTGGACAATCAGAAAATGATAAAATGTTTTTTAATGTTTTAGGTAGCGTTGCAACATTTATTACAGGAACATTGGCAGGATTGTTGATTGGACAATCTGGTGCTAAAGATGTTATGGCAGCACAACTTGCTAACAAAGAAATGGATGCCAAAAACACGCAGGCAGATAAAAAATTAGAAGCAGAAATTGATGATGCAAAGGCTCGTAGATTAGCAAAACCAGATGGTGCAATGCCAGCAGAACAACCAGTTGATACAGATTGGGATAAGGATTAAT